ATAGGCCCTTGGGTCCTTCCTGGGGAATGGCTGCACGCGGGTAATTCGCACCCCGGTCCATTCAAGTGTTTGTTGTTTTTCAATGCTTTGGGTTGGGGTTCTTGTTGATGTTTAAGCGGAGGGCGTTGCCATGATGATCCGGCCCAATATGGCTCTGACCTATTCGGATGCCCGGCGCATCTGTGAGCGCAAGGGAATTTGGATGGTTGAGTATCTGCGAGCGCGGCGAGCCCGTGACCGGTTGATCTCGTTCTTCCGGCAGCAGCATTTCAAAACCAGCCCGGAGCGAAAGCGATGAAACTACTCAAGTCTCCTGAACCCTTGGCTCTCGGAATGGGCGTCAGCAAAACACTGGGCGGCTTTTGGATACAGATCGGCCCTTGGCTGGTCGTTCTTTGAACATGTTGGGAAGGTGAACCGATGACGGAATTGATCACGTTGGACGATGGGGAGGTGATTGATCTTTCACGCTACCCGTTGCCTGACGGGATCGAGGATGAGGTTTACAACATCCAGCTCATGGCAAAGGCCATGAACACCAGCACCGTGACGGTCAACAAATGGATCGATGCGGGCATGCCGGTCGAGAGCCGGGGCGGAAATGGCCGATCGTATGAGCTGCGGTTTTCGCATTGCTACGCCTGGCGGAAATGGCGGGAAGGCAAAGACGATGCCGCTGCAAAGGCCAAGGCAAACAGCGCAGCCCAGAAGGCTCTGCTCTTCGTTGGTGAAGAGGAAGACGGATCAGCCGAAAGCACCCTGTCCGCGAAAGAGGTTCGGGAGTGGTCTGAAGCCGTCCTCATTCGTGACAAGGCTGCGCTTCAGCGGGGAGACCTTCTCAAGCGCAGTGATGTTCAGCAGGTGATGGAAAACCTTCTCGGCACGGTGCGGCGGACGATCACCAACATGCCGGATTGGTTGGAACAGGAGTTCAGTCTGAGCCCGCGCCAAGCTGACAAGGCACAGACCTATGCGGATGGCCTGCTCGATGAGCTGCGTCTGCAACTGGAACGGCAAGGCTATCAAACTGCCGACGTGATTGACTTTGGAGACCGCGACGCGATCGCGGATTAAACCATGCTGGAAAATCGAGATCATGCGCTGGGGCAGATTATGGATCTGCCCCCACTGCCTCCCCATACCAAAGCCCGCGAGGTCCTGGCTGACTGCCTCCCGATCTTGGACGCACCAAGCCGCATCACCCCGATTGAGTGTGCCCAGCAGAATATCCGCGTGGAAGCGCGGGGGGTCTGGCAGAACTATGATCCAGAGGTGACGCCGTACATGGTCGAGCCTGCCAACACGATCCAATCACGCCTCTACAAAGGCGGGGCGTTTGTCGGCCCTTCGCAGTCTGGCAAAACCATGGCGCTGATCACTACGGCGCTGCATCCCGTCATTTGTGATCCGTCGCCAACGCTGGTGATGCACATGGACAAGCCCAGCCGAGACCGCTGGGTTGAGGAATCCCTGAACCCGGTGATCCACAACAGCCCGGAGGTTTACAAACGGCTCGGCAAAGGGCGCGATGATGACACGTTTAGCCGAAAGCGTTTTCTCGGCATGCGCCTGATGTTGGGGTATCCGACACCTCAGTGGCTGTCCTCGGCAAAGTATAAGCTGGTCGCGTTGACCGATTATGACCACTTCCCGCCTGAGCTTGGTGTCCGAAAGGACGCGCCTGAAGGTTCCTCCTTCGACATGGCCAAACAGCGGGTGAAGACCTTCCTCAGCCGCGGCTATGTCTTCGCGGAGAGTACCCCGGCTTGGCCGGTGACCGATCCCGAATGGCGGGCGTCAGATCAACACCCCCATGAGCTGCCGCCGGTGAAACATGGGATTGTGCTGCTCTACAATGAGGGGACACGGGGGCGCTGGTACTGGGAGTGTCGTGATTGTTCTCAGCTATACGAGCCCACTGTTGAACGCCTGAAATTCACTCAGGATCTGCCGCCGATTGATGCGGGGGAAACCGCAGAAATGGCCTGTCCACATTGCGGAGGGTTGGTCGGGCCTCAACACAAGAATGAGCTGAACCGGGCCGCGCTGGCCGGTCGCGGCGGGTGGCTTCACGAAACCGAAGACGGCAGCGGTTTGGTGCCGTTGAATGACAGCAGCATTCGAGGATCCGAGATTGCGTCTTGGGCGCTGAATGGTGCCGCTGCCACATTCGCAAAATGGTCTGAGCTGATTTCGCGGCGGCTGGTCGCGGAAAAGGCGCTTGAAACGCTTGGGGATGAGGTCTCGCTTGCCCGGTACTATTACACGGATGTCGGCGTTCCCTTCTGTCGCAAGGTCGACAAAACAGAGGGCGAGCTTTCCGTCCAGTTCCTCAAGGACAATCTGAGGGAAGCAGAGCGCGGTGTCGCTCCGTCCTGGACCCGCTTTGTCGTCATCAGCGTTGACGTGCAGGGCTCATACTTTCCGGTGCAGATCACCGCTTTTGGGGAAGAGGGGAAAGCGCAGGTTGTCGATCGATTTGATCTGACGCAGCCCCCGAAAGGTGCGCCCAACCGGGGCAGCGGTGATGAGATCCGCCGCTTGGAGCCAGCCCGCTATATTGAGGACTGGGCGGTTCTCGATGGTCTGGCGCAGAAGGTGGTCCCGATCGAGGGCGCAACCTATGGGCTGAAGCCGGTTCACTGCATCGTAGACTTTCACGGGGAGCCGGGCGTCAGTGACAACGCAGAGAAGTTCCTCAAGCGCCGCCGCAAGGAGAACGAGGGCCATGTCTGGCGGGTCTCGCGCGGTGAGGGGAAATTCAAAGTTCCGTTCCGGATCAAATATGCCGAGCCGGAGAGGGGCAGCGGAGGCAAAGCCGCGCGTTCCATCCGTATCCTGACGATGGCAACTGACCGGCTGAAGGACACTTTGGCCGTTTCGATGAAGCGCGCAACCGGGGGTGCGGGGCCGTTCCTCCTGCCAAGCTGGATGCGCGAGAATACCGCCCTCCTGCAGGAGTTTGTTGCGGAGCAGCGCACCTCGGATGGTTGGCAAAAGAAGCCCGGCCAGGTCCGAAACGAGGCGATTGACCTTTCGGTCCAGGCGCGCGCCGGGGCCGAACACAAGGGGCTGTTGCGTATCGATTGGTCCGCGCCTCCGGAGTGGGCGCTTGGCGGAATACAGAACGCGTTTGCGGTCGCGCTATCGGCTGATGAGGTCGTGGCCGCTGAGCCTGCGCAGGAGGAAAAGCCGCCTGCGCAGCAGTTTGTCAATTTTCTGAGGAGATGAGGGGCATGTACACGCAAGAGCAATTGCAGAAACTGAAAGATGCCTACGCCCAGGGTGTCCTCTCAGCGGAGCTGGCAGGCGAAAAAGTCACCTTCACCAGCGGCGCGGAAATGCGCCGGCGCATCCGCGATATCGAGAGCAACCTGTCAGGCGGAGGCGGTGGGATGACTGTCTCGTATGCCACAACCGGGCGAGGTTACTGATGCGCTGGATCGACAAAGCGGTGCTGGCGATCAGCCCGGAGCGCGGGCTTGCGCGCGTCCGTGCGCGCCATGCCGCGCAAACCCTGATGAACTATGACGCGGCCTCAAAGGGGCGGCGCACATATGGTTGGAAATCGCCGGGCACATCGGCGGATACTGCTGCCCTTGGTAGCCGGTCACGACTGCGCAACCTGAGCCGCGACTTCATGCGCAACCGTGCCTTGGCGGTGCGCGGTCGGGATGTGACCTCAGGCAACGTCGTTGGTACTGGCATTCGGCCATCGGTGCGGATGGAGGAAGGGCGGGAAGATCTGGCCGGTCAGGCAATGGATGTGATCCAGGACCATCTGCTGACGCCCTCGATCGACACTTATGGGGTCAGCGATATCCTCGGCTTGCAAACGCTGGTGATGAATGCGGTCTTTACGGACGGTGAGATCCTTGTGCGCCGCCGGATGCGTGATCCTCGTTTCGACCCGCACCTGAAGCTGCCGTTTCAAGTGCAGCTCATGGAGGTTGACCATCTCGATGAGAGTATCTCCAGCCATGGCGAAAACGATGTCATAGAAGGGATCGAGTATGGGCCGACTGGCAAGGCGGTGGCCTATCACCTCTTTGACCAGCATCCGGGCGAGGTCGGCTGGCGGAGGCGGCGCAAGATGACCAGCACCCGTGTCCCCGCAGAGCAGATCCTGCACATCCGCCGAATTGAGCGCCCAGGTCAAATGCGCGGCATCCCATGGCTTGCGCCGGTCATGACCACGCTTGGCGAGATCAGCGACTATCAGGATGCCCAGATCCTGAAGCAGAAGATCGGATCGCTGTTGGCCTTCTTCGTGAAGGCTGGCACTGACGGTGCCACCTACAAGGGTGCACAGCTCAGCCACCTAGAACCCGGCGCCATTGTTGGTTTGGAAGACGGGCAGGAGGTGACGGCCTCTGAGCCGCCCAAGGTCGATGGCTATCAGGAGTTCATGAACCAGGCGATCCGCACAATCGCGATGGGGCTGGGGCTCAGCTATGAGAGCTTCGGTGACTTGCGTGGGGTGAACTTCAGTTCCGGCAAGATGGGCCGCATTGAGATGGACCGCTTTGTCGAGATCTGGCAGCGCGCAATCATAATCACGCAGTTCTGCATGGGGATCTCGCGCTGGACGCGGGATGCCTGGCGTTTGGCGCAGGCGTCCAACCGATTGCCGCCTGTTCCTAGGTCGATCGACTGGACCGCCCCGAAACGTCCGATGATCGATCCGGCAAAAGAGATCGGTGCAGCCGTCGATGAGATCGAGGCTGGATTGACAAGCCTGCAGCGAAAACAGCGCGAACTTGGATACGACCCTGACGTGATTGCTCGTGAGCGGGAAGAGGACGGCAAGCGCGGCGGGGGCCAACCAACTCCGGCCAATAGAAACAAACGCCCCGACGAGGACGAAACCATCGAAGAGGATGATGAAGATGGACGGCAATGATTTGATCCTGAACGGTGAGATCGTTCTGGAAGGCTACATTCACGACCACGAAACCTGCGAATGGATGGGGGCTGGGTACTTCTCTGCCCGCATGGTGCGTGATGCGCTTTCGTCGTTTTCGGGCGATGTGACCGTGCGGGTCAATTCCAATGGTGGCGATCCCTTCGAGGGGGAGGCGGCGCGGGCTGCGTTTGAAGCGCATACCGGCAAGGTCACTGTCCTGGTCAACGGCATGGCCGCGAGTGCGGCATCTCTGCTGATCATGGGGGCGGATCAGATCGAGCTGTCCGCCGGTTCATTCATCATGATCCACGATCCATCGGGTGGATGTTGGGGAACAGCGGAGGCGCATGAGGCTGAGGCGGAACGCCTGCGCACTCTCGCCAGCACCTATGCCGATGTCTACGCAGATCGCTCTGGCCTTTCGAGTGAAGAGGTCAAGGCGATGATGACTGCCGAGACATACATGAATGCGGCAAAGGCGGTGGAGACCGGCTTTGCAGATGCCGTCATTGGCAATCCCAAGTCAGACGTGCCTGAGGCTGAGGCGATTGCAGCGGTGCAAACCCAGATGGCCCGCGATCACCGCCAGTTCCTGACACGCATGCAGCATTTTCGCGCATCGGGCAGCAAGCCCGATGCGAAACCAAAGGTCAGTATGACCAATTCACAGGAGGCTCATGAGATGCCGAAAGATACCAATCAGCAGACCACCAATCCGACGCCCTCGGCCACGCCGCCTGAAGGGGCAGCGCCGAGCACAACCATGGCCAACGCGTCCGAAATCGAACAGGCCGTCATGGCAGAGCGCCAGCGCCAGTCCGCTATCCGCACCATGGCGGCACCTTTTCTTGCAGCGGGCCAGCTTACGCAGATGCAGATCGACAGCGCCATCGATCAGGGCCTGACCACAGAATCCGCGAGCGCTCGCTTCATGACCCAGATGGCCGCGACCCCTGATCGCGTAGTGCCGGCCGCTCCGGTGGGTGCCCGTCAGGACGAAACCGAAACCCGGATGGAAGGCATGATCCAGGCGTTGATGTCTGACTACACCGGGCCGGGTGAGCAGTTCCGTGGTATGCGGGTGCGGGGCCTCGCGATGGAATTGGGCGGTGGTTCCAGCTTCGACACTTTCGCTCAGGTTCAGCGCGGCATGCGCTCCACCACCATGATGGGCGGTGCACATGGTGTCAGCGATTTCGCCTACATCACCACTGAAGTGATGAACCGCAGTCTTATCGCGGCCTATGAGCGCCGTACTGCAAATTGGCAGGCGCTGACCGGGACGCCGATGCAAGCCAGCGATTTCCGCGAGCTGCATGCCGCGCGCTTTGGCGGTGACTTCCAGCTCAAGAAAATTCGCGAAAATGGCGAGTATGAAGAGGCGACGCTTGCGGATGAGGCAGAAGGTCTCAAGGTCGAGCGCCGTGGCCGGACCATCAACCTGACCTTTGAAGCGGTCATGAATGATGACATGGGCGCGTTTAATCGCATTCCCACCGATTTTGCGATGGCCGCGCGGCTCATGGAGGCGTCCATGGTCTGGGCATTGCTGCGCTCCAATGCGGTGCTGAAGTCTGACAAGACCGCTCTGTTCCATGCCAAGCACAAGAACATTGCCCCTGCAGGTGCAATTGGTGCGGACAGCGTTGGCAAGGCCCGCAAGCTGATGTGGGAGCAGAAAGCCTTTGGTTCTGCGGATGGCGCTGAAGACTTCCTGATGATCGAGCCCGATCTGCTGATTGTGCCTCCTGCGCTGGAAACAGACGCGGGCAAATTCATCGCAGACGTGACCCCGGCTAAGATGTCGGATGCAAACCCGTGGCGCGCTTCGCTGACGCCGGTTGTCGCACCGCATCTCGGCTCGGTTGCCCAGGGCGGTTCTGACACTGATTGGTATGTCGCATCGTCTGACCTGCCGCCGATTACCGTGGCCTATTTGGAAGGGCATCAGGCCCCAACGGTTCGCACGGTTGAAGGCATGAACCCTGACAAGGTGACGATGACTGCGCGCCATATCTTTGGTGCGGCCCCGTCGGAGTTCCGCGGCATCGTGAAAATCCCCGGCCAGTAAGCCCGGCGATTTCCCAGCTTGAACTGATGTGACGAAAGGGCGGCATGTGCCGCCCTTCGTCGTTTGCAACTCTGACAAAGGAAGGTTTGTCATGAACAACTACGTAAAGCCCGGTGATCATCTCACCGTCATTGCTCCGGCAGATGTGAAATCCGGGGGCCTCGTCAAGGTTGGCTCCCTTATCGGTATCGCTCAGCATGATGCCCTCGCCGGTGAAGAGGTCGAAATCGTCCGCAAGGGCTGTTTCACGCTGCCGAAAGTGTCGGCCCAGGCATGGGCGCAGGGCGCAAAGATCTACTGGGTCAGCGCTGATGCCAAATGCACCACCACTGCGAGCGGCAATACTCTGATTGGCGCGGCTGTACTGGACGCGGCAGACCCGTCTGACAGCGGTTTGGTCCTGCTGGATGGCGTGATCCGCTAACGCTGATGGGCCATTTCTTTAATGGCATGGCCGGATTGCTGAACGAAATATTCGGTGATCCGGTCAGGGTCATACGGGCGAGCGGCGATGTCGAAACCATCCAAGCTGTTTTCCGCCGGGATCCGATCGAGGTGGCGGGGAGCGATGGGTTCCCGGTTCTGATCATGAGCCCAACTCTTAAGGTGCCTCAGACCACCCGCCTTGCGTTTGGCGATGTGGTAGAGCCATCCATCGCGCCCGGTGAGCGGTTTGTTGTGCAAAGTGGCGAGCCAAGCCCGTCACCGTCTGCCGACCGTTTCGTGGTCTATGAGCTGGAGCTTGAACCATGACATCCAAGATCGCTGATGTCCTCGCCACTGCGCGCGGGGC